ACTACGCTAGAGGAAGCGGCCCCGGCCGGTTTCTACTTCGGCAGCCAGGAAGGCGACGGCGCCTGCTTTGGCTTCTGGCTGGATCGAGACTGGGTGGATCTGCTGGAGCACTGCGGCTTCGCTTCCGACTCTGACCCAGAGGCAGCCGCTGCAGCGGTGCAGAATCTGCTCGCTTCCGGCGTCGATACAGACAACTATGAAGACGCCTACCAAGGCGAGGCCGAAGGCTACAACGAGACAGAAGCTGGCGCAGAGTTTGCCGCCCAGCTGGCGGAAGACGCCGGCATGATCCAAGCCACAGCCCACTGGCCGCACACTTGCATCGACTGGGAGGAAGCCTGGCGCGAGCTGGAGCTAGGCGATGGCTTTTGGCTGCAGAAGATCAACGGCTGCCAGTGGGCTGTATTCCGTAGCGTCTGAGCTGGAGCTCTACCGATCACACGGCCCGGCCTAGTTGCCGGGCTTTTTGCTGCGCGGCCTGCGGCCGCTTGCAAACGTGAGAGCGTATCATACGGCTAGCGAGTTTGTGACTCTAACCGTGCTGGAATCTGACGGCCAGGAAGTAACGAAACCTACGACCGTTGCGAATGACGAGTCAAAGCGCTGGCGTGGGGGTCGCAGCACGCAGGCCCGCATGGATGAGCGGGTGAACTACGCCTACAGCTTGCTGCTAGAGGGCAATACGCGTCGGGCCAATGCTGAACTCGTTGCCTCTCGCTTCAACATCTCTATTCGCACAGCGCACGATGACATCGCAAAGGCGATGGAGCTTCTCAAACAGGAACGTTTAGAAGATCGCGCCGAAATGTTGAACATTATCACCGCGTCACGGTTAGCTGTACTTAAGAAGGCAATTCGCAAGGGAAATTATCAAGTTGCGTGTCACCTGTTAGATAGCCTTGGCCGTGCAGCTGGAGAACTAACTCAGGAAGTGGCGAGCCAGGCAGCACCAACCCTCAACATTGAGATCTCGGACAAGCGGCAGGCCTAGTTTCCGGGCTGTTCTGTGATACAATACGGGAGCACCTAGGGAAACCGTCCCATGCTTCGCGCTTCCGCCTTCCTCGCCTTCGGCCTGGCCGCTTGCTCTGCTGCTCCAGCCGTCTCGCTTGTCTTACTTGCGACTGGCGCAACCGCTTTGATCGTCGATCGCAACCGCTAACCGTCGCCGCGCCTTTACCCTCCGGGAGTGATAATCATTCTCATTCCCGGGGGAGGGTTGCGGATTTCTGCGGGCTGGTGCGAGTCCCTAGGAACCTACTGATATAACCCCAATTCCTCCTCCTGTTACACACCCGGGGGAGGGGTTCGAAATCCTGTAATACCCTAGAAGGTACCCGTCTACTACAGAATGACCCAAGCAGCTGGAACGCTGAACCTGAGATACGCACAAGGGCAGGTATTCAGCAGCCGCAAGCGCTTCAGAGTGCTAGTAGCGGGTAGACGTTTCGGAAAAAGCTACCTGTCGTGTATCGAATTGCTGCGTGGGGCGATCGAAAGGCCGGGCGAAACATTCTTTTATGCCGCCCCTACATACCGGATGGCGAAAGACATTGCCTGGAAGGTAATGAAAAAGCTGGTCCCGAAAGCCTGGATCAAGTCGAAGAACGAGACAGACCTGAAGATCGAGCTGGTGAACGGCAGCACGATCGAACTGAAGGGCACTGAAAACGCCATGGCCCTACGCGGCCGCAGTTTGGCTGGCGTGGTGCTGGACGAAGCCGCCTTCATGTCCAGCGAAGTCTGGTTCGAGGTGATCCGCCCCGCTTTAGCGGACAAACAGGGTTGGGCACTTTTCATCTCCACCCCGGACGGCACGGCTAGCTGGTTCTACGAACTCTGGCAATACGCGGACAGCGGAGATTCCGACTGGAGCCGCTGGCAATTCACAACGATTGACGGCGACAACGTCCCCCCGGAGGAAATCGAAGCCGCCCGAGGCCAGTTAGATGCTCGAACATTCCGCCAAGAATTTGAAGCCAGCTTCGAAAACCTCTCGGGCCTGGTGGCAGTCAGCTTCAGCGACGAAAACATCAGCACCGAAGCCGAAGACATCAGCGTCCTACCCATCCTGCTTGGAGTGGACTTCAACGTGGATCCAATGTCTGGCATCTGCGCCGTCCGCAAAGACGACACCCTCTACGTTTTCGACGAAATCATGCTGACTGGTGGAGCTACCACCTGGGATTTCGCCGAAGAAGTCACCCGCCGCTTTGGCGTGGAGCGCCGCGTCATTGCGTGCCCGGACCCCACCGGCGGCGCCCGCAAAACATCCGGCGTGGGACTCACCGACCACAACATCTTGCGCCGCAGCGGTTTCAACGTCTCCAGCCCCAAAGCCCCCTGGAAAATCCGCGACAAGATCACCTGCGTCAACACCGCCCTCCTCGACGCAACTGGAGCCCGCCGCACCTTCATTCACCCCCGCTGCAAGGAACTAATCAAATCTCTCCGCACCTTGACCTACGCCCCCGGCACAGGACTCCCCAACAAAAACCTTGGCGTTGACCACGCCTTCGACGCCTTTGGGTACATGTGCCTACAACAATTCAACCTGGCGAAGCACGGCGTCCTCGGCCAAACCTCTTACCGCCTTTATTAACCCGAATAGACTGGAACAAATACCGCAGCACGATGGCCAAAAAACCCACCAAAGCCCAGAAAAAGGTGGAAAAAGTGATGCGCGAATACGGCGCCGGCACTTTGAAATCCAGCTCGGGCCAAAAAGTGACTTCTCGCAAGCAAGCCATCGCCATTGCGATGTCTGAAGCGGGCATGGCGCGCAAAAAACCGACCAAAAAGGGGGGCAAGAAGTAGTCATGCCACGCAAAAAACCCGGCGATCCCGGCCTTTACGCAAATATCGCCGCCAAGCGCAAGCGCATTGAGGCTGGCTCGGGCGAAAAGATGCGTAAACCCGGCACCCCCGGCGCCCCAACTGCCAAAGCCTTCAAAGAAGCAGCCAAAACCGCCAAAAAACGGAGGAAGTAATGGCTCTCACCATCTCACGCGGCACCAATCTGGTGGAACACCACCAATCCACCCCGTTGACTGCGGTCAATCAAACCTTCGAAGTCCACGCCGACAGCAGCGAATTTACCTTCGCGGCCGTCGTAACAGGCGGCGCCAACTTCACACTGTCCTTCGAAGCCAACTACAACGGCGGCAACACCTGGTTCGAGCTAGATACCAGCAAAAATATCAACTCCAACGGCCAATACGCCTACTTTTACACCGGCAAACCCGCAAACAAAGTGCGGATGCGTATTGCCTCAATCAGTTCTGGCACGCCTAGTGTTGTGCCGATCGTTGCTGTCGCTTACCACGGCTAATCATGGAAATCACCCCCGAAATGCTCGCCGCCATCGTCGCGGTCAAGGGCAAATCCAATCCCAAGCTCTGGGATCCCCGGTGCGCCGCTTTCCTCGCAAAGCAAGCAATCATCGCCACAACCCCCAAAAAAGCCAAAAAGGAGGTTGAGCTTGCCCTGGAACTCGCCGAGGAGATTATCAACTAAACTCAAACTAACCCCTACTTGATAAGGACCCGTGGCTTTCTATCGCGGCGAGGAGGGCTCCATCAGCTTCAAGGACAGCTCCGGCGCCGTTGCCGCAGTGTCCGCCACCCGCAGCTGGAGCTTCACCATCAACAAAGACACGCTGGACGTAACCGACCAAGGTTCCACCAGCCGTGAGTTCATCGGCAGCCTGCTTTCGGGCAGCGGCAGCGCCGAGGTCATGTACACCGCCCCTGGTTCAGGCGAAACCCTGAATTTCATCGACGACGTCCTGACCACCCGCGACCAAACCGACGCCCAGTTCGAGCTTTACCTCGACACCTCCGGCACCAAGAAAATCACCTTCACCGGCATCATCACCAGCGCCGACTACAGCGCAACCGTGGGTGAGCTGGAAGTTGTCACTGTCAACTTCATCAGCTCTGGCGCAATCACCGCCTCCATCTAATAGCAAACACCCCTTGATTTAGGTCATAGACTGGAGCAAAGCGTTTTGCTCCGGTCATGGCCTTTTTTCGTGGCGAGGAAGGTTCCGTCAAGTTCGAAAATGACGGATCCACTGCTGTTGCCCTTGCATCCACCCGCAGCTGGTCCCTGACCATCAACAAGGACACGCTGGATGTGACCGATCACGGCTCCACCAGCCGCGAATTTGTCGGCGGCCTGATCTCCGGCTCGGGCACCGTGGAACTGATGTACACGGCCTCCAGCGCCGACGAAACCGCCGCCTTCCTGCAGGACGTCCTGACCACCGAGGACAACGCCAACGCAGCCTTCGAGCTGTACTTGGATACGAGCGGCGGCAAAAAGATCACCTTCTCGGGCATCATCACCAGCGCCGACTTCAGCGCCACGGTCGGTGAACTCGAAGTGGTGACCTGCAACTTCATTACCAGCGGCACCATCACCGCTTCCATCTAATCCAACTGGAGCGATGACGATCCAAACCGTCACGGGCAGTTGCGTCCACGTCGAGATTGACGGTGAAGAGGGCTTAACGCACGCCACCTTCACCTTCAAAACCCCATCTATCCCCGACACCCTGGGTTCCTTCATCAAGATGCTCGCCATGGGCATCGAAGTGCTGGTGCCCATCGACGACCCCGACGACGAGGAAGACGACGATGATTGAATACCGAGGCGAAAAATTCGCCGGCTACAACAAACCCAAGCGCACCCCAAATCACCCAAATAAATCACATGCAGTCCTCGCAAAAGAGAACGGCGAAGTAAAACTCATCCGTTTCGGCCAACAAGGAGTCTCTGGTTCGCCCAAACGGACTGGAGAGTCTGAGGCCGACCGCAAACGCCGCGAAGCATTTAAGGCAAGGCACGCAGCTAACATCAAGAAAGGAAAGATGTCAGCCGCTTACTGGGCGGATCGCACCAAATGGTGACTAAATGACCTACTCAGTACCCGGCCAATTCCCCACCCACATCGTCGCCACGACGTATCAAAACGGCGGCGACAGCCCATTTATCCGCACTGCTGCAGTGCTGGACATGATGAAGGGCTGGGAAATCATGAAAGCCGTGACACGCGGCACCGAATACCTACGCGAGAACAGCGAAGCCTTCCTCCCCCTGGAACCCCGAGAGGACTACCGGGCATACATGAGCCGGGTCAACCGGGCTGTCTTTTCTCCTTACACGCAACGCTTGATTCGAGCTGCTGCAGGCTTGATCCTGCGCAAACCCATCGCCCTTGAAGGCGACCCGTACTGGCGCGAAGTATTCGCCCGCGACGTTGACGGCCAGGGTTCGGATTTGGACGAGTATGCCCGCCGCCTATTGATCTGCAGCCTGACCTACGGCCAAGCCCACACGCTGGTCGATTATCCAGCCCAGACCGAAATCCGCAGCCTGGCCGAAGAACGCGCCCTGGGCCGCCGCCCGTACTGGGTCGAAATCGACCCTTACAACATCTACGGCTGGCGCCTCGACCGCGACGCGGCCTACGGCACGTTGACGCAGGTCCGCATCTACGAAAAAGCGATTGTGCCCGAGGGCCGCTTCGGCGAAAAAACCTACGAACAAATCCGTGTCATCGAGCCCGGCCGCTACGAGGTCTACCGCCAAAAGCAAGCCATCAAACCCCTCGGCCCCGGCTTCCTGGAACCCAACGCCCAAAGCGGCGACTACGAACTGGTCGATGCTGGCACCTACAGCCTGAACCAGATCCCACTGGTTACCACCTACTCCAACAAGGTGGACAACCTGATCAGCCGCCCGCCGCTGATCGACATTGCATACCTCAACCTCGCCCATTTCCAACGCCAAGCCGACCTAATCCACAGCCTCCACATCGCATCTCAGCCGATGCTTGTCCTTGAAGGCTGGGACGACCAGACCAAGGACATGTCGGTCAGCGTGAACTACGCAATGGCCACTGCCCCAGGCAACAAGGTCTATTACGTGGAGCCCGCGTCTAGCGCTTTCGAAGCACAAAGCAACGAAATCAAGGAACTGCAGCAACAAATGGCCACGCTCGGCATCAGCACTCTGAGCCAGCAGAAATTTGTTGCCGAGTCTGCCGACGCCCGCCGCCTCGACCGCGTCGACACCAACTCAATGCTGGCCTCGGTCAGCCTTGACCTCGAACAAACCCTTCAAAAGGCTTTCGATTTAGCCGGCGCGTATCTCGGCATCGAGCCCCCTGAAGTGAGCATCAGCCGCGACTTCGACATCGACCGCCTGATCGGCCAAGACGTCACCGCCATCACCGCCCTCTTCGACAAAGGCGTCATCACGCTGGAGGAAGTCCGCGCCATCCTCACCCAAGGCGAAATCCTCCCCTCGATGGAACTCGGCAGCCTCCCCACCGAAGAACCGGGCGAGCTGGAATACATGGATGACGAAGAAGAAACCGTTTAATTCTTTTGTTGTAGACTAGAACTGCATCACCCCTATTCGGCATGAATAAGCACCTCGTAGAGGTTCCGCAGCCGGATGGCACGTCCAAGTGGGAACTTGTCGAACTACGTGCTTCCGAGCTGTACGAAAAGGACAAGCCCCCCGCTGAGGACGACAAGCCCAAGCGCACCCGCAAAGTGAGCCTGGAGCCCACCCCCGAAACCACCGAAACCCCGGATTTTTAATTCATGGAAGAGCAAGTCATCCAGGAGACGCCCGTGGCGACTCCTGACCAGCCCGTGGCTGGAACCGACGCTCCACAGCCTGATTACCGAGCCGAATACGAGGCTCAAATCACCGCTCTGAAGACCCAAGCTATCGAAGCCGAGGAACGTTTCCAAGGCATCAAGGCAAAACTCGACGAGGTCTACAAGAAGCAGGACGACCAGCGCAAAAAGACGCTGGAAGACCAAGGCCAATGGAAAGACCTTTGGGAGGAAGCCAACCGCACCGCCCAAGAAAAGGACCAACAAATCCAAGACCTCCAGCGACAACTGGAGGACATGCGCCAGTCCAACGAATCCGCCGCCATCCGCACCCGCGCCATGGCCGCCATCAGCCAGGCTGGAGCAATCAATGCAGAACAAATGCTGCAACTTATGCAGAACAATCTGCGTAAGAACGAATCAGGCGCCGTCGTCGTGCTCAACGGCGGTGTAGAGCAGGACCTCAACTCCTACCTAGCCACCCTGAAAAACCCCGGTTCGGGTTACGAGCACCACTTCAAACCAAGCTCTGCATCTGGAATGGGCGCTAAACCTATTCCCGCCGGAGTTGCCTCGACTGGAGTAGCAAACCCCTGGAAAGAAGGTTCTATCAACCTTACCCAGCAGCTGCTAATTTCTAGTCAGGACCCTGATCTCGCAGCTGTGCTGAAGAGAGAAGCAGGACTCTAAACCGCGTCTGTGGCGCTTCACCTAGTCCGTGACTAGGACCCCGCAAACCCCAATCCCTGGTACGTCGAAATGGCCGCACCATTTCAGAACTATTCCGGCGGTGTCCTTCTGGCGGACATCGTCAAGCGCAATAACCTCAGCACCTATGTGTCTGAGGCGATCAAAGAGCGCAGCCTCTTCCTGAAGAGCGGCGCTGTTGTCCGCAACAGCCTGCTGGATGCCCGCGAAGGTGGCACCCGCATCCAGGTGCCCGAGTTCAACCCCGTATCTCCCACCGAGGAGATCATGAACGGCACCGCCACCTGGGGCACCAGCACCGCTGGCTACCTGACCCCCCAGAAGATCGGCACCGGCACCCAAATCGCCACCATCTGCCATCGCGGTTTTGCGTATGCAGTGGACGACGTTGCGATGCTCGCCGCTGGGGAAGACCCCATGCTGCACATCCGCAACCAGCTGGCCGACGCCATCAACAAGCTGAACAGCGCCCGCCTGTTCTCCCAGCTTGCTGGTCTGTTCGGTTCTGCCCTGTCTGCCAACAGCCTGGACCTGGGTGTGGCCGCCGCTTCCGGCGCCGCCGAAGCCAACTTCCTGACTGGCGCAGCCGTTGCCCGCGCCCGCAACCTGCTGGGTGAGCGCGGCGAAGAGCTGGACACCCTGGTGGTGCACCCCACCGTGGGCTTTTACCTGTATCAGGTCGGCCTGCTGACCTTCTCCACCTCCGCACTGGCCGCTTCCGGCTCTGTGGTGTGGGGCGGCGGCGGTGTCGGCGTGAACGCCCGCATGATCGGCGAGTTCGCCGGCTGCCGCGTGATCATCGACCCTCAGGTCAACACCGTGGTGCCCGGTACCGCCGGCCACCAGCGTGAGTTCTACTGCTATCTGACCAAGTCGGGCACCATCCTTGAGGGTGTGCAGCAGGACCTCCGCATCGAAGCCGACCGCAACATCCTGTCCAAGCAGGACGTGCTCTCCGTCGATTACCACACCGCCTATCACATCATGGGCACCAAGTGGAACGACGCCGGCGACAACCCCACCAACGGTGGTCTCGCCACCAGCGGCAACTGGGCTGCCACCTACGACATCGACCTGATCCCCCTGGTTCAGCTCACCGTCAACAGCCCCCTCGACACCACCACCATCTGATAATCAGATCGTGGACGAAGCTGCCCCACCTTCGGGTGGGGCTTTTTCATTGCCGCTACACTGCAATAAAGAATGATTAGTTGCTGTGGCCGCCACGATTAACGCCACTTTGCGTAGCGCCTCGGCCAACAGCTACGTCACGCTGGCCGAAGCAAATAGCTATTTCGAAACCGTCCCCAACTCCAGCACCTGGACCGACAAAACGGACGACGCCAAAAACCGCGCCCTGATCTCGGCCACGCGCTGGATCGACAGCCTCAACTACCTCGGCGACCGCTGCGACGAAGACCAAGCCCTGAAGTGGCCCCGCAACAACTACGACGTTGACGGCGTCGAACTGGAGTGCTCGCTAATCCCAGCCCAGATCAAATACGCCACCTACGAACTGGCCCGCGCTCTTGCCAACGACACTGGCGCCATCACCGACGAAACTGGCACCACCGGCCTCTACGACGAGGTGCAGCTTGGCGACATGAAGGTCAAATACAACACCCGCAGCCAAGCCGTTGGCACGATCAACAACGTCTTCGACAAATACCCCTGGCTCCAGAGCTACCTCGGCCCCTACTGCTTAGGCGGTTCCGGCTCCTTCCAACTCCGCGTCTACCGAGGCTGACATGGCTGGAACACTCGACACACTGTTCAAAACCGTCGCCAAGGACGTGGTATCAGATCTTGGTACCGCCTTCGACACCAGCATCACGTATACCCGCAAAGTTTCCCCGTCTTACGACGTAGACACCGGAGCACTAACTACAACCAACACCAGCTACTCCAGTATCAAAGTTCCGGTTGAGTTTGTCGTTTCAGAGGAAGAGGAAGGCCGCGAACAACGCCAGGCCAAGGTGTACATAACGCCCGACAAAATCGGCAGCAACCAGCCGACTTTGCAGGACGAGATCATCCTTACTTACGCTGGATCTAGCCGCACAGCCCAGATCACCGACATCCGCACCTATCGCGGCGGCCAAGAATACCTCTACATCCTGCTGGTGCGCTTCTAATGGCAGCTCGCAGCTACAAAAACCTAAAAGCGGATATAAAAGCTCAACTAACGGCGGATTTTAATGCGCTAATCCAACTAAGTATCGAAGAACTGGCGCGACCCACAGTCAGTCCTGTTTTGACTGGTTTTTTTGCTTCTAGCTGGAAAGCCGGAACTACCCGCCCCCGTGCCCGCGACGAAAGAGAGAACTTCTCCCCCTGGAGTGCCATCAAAACCGAAAGTCGCGCCAACGGTTACGTGGTGCTTGCTGCCGGTGAGCAACCAATTATTGAACCTCGGTATCCAGTACCTCAATTCAAGTTGGGTCAATCGGTATTTATCGGCAATACCGCTAAGTATGCCGCTGATGCCCTGGCATCCCCCAAAAACCAGATTCCCAATTTTGTGCAGGGCGAAATGAACGATCTGATCAAGTCTGTGTTTAGCGATAGCAACAGACCCAGGATTCGCGTTGCTTCTGGCCGTGGAGAAGGTCCACGCGGTCTGTTTGGATTGCTCGGCGGCAATCAGCAGTATGTTTCGTATGAAGTGCCGGGTGAAATGCCATGAGTCTTGTAAATGTCCGCGCCGCATTCGAAAAAGCAGTAAAAACTGCTGTCAACGCCGCCGATAACACTGTCACCTTGGTCTACGACAACACTCCTTACACCACACCCAGCAAAACGACGAAGTATCTGACCATGTCGGTCAACTTCAATCGCTCTACGCTCCAGAACATGGGCGCGGCAAGCGATTTCTACACGGGCGTCATCACCTGCCGAGTATTCGTACCTAAATCCGCTGGAACGTCTGTCCTTGCCGCCATCAGCGAAGCGGTGATCGACGGCCTGACTTCCGTCAACGCCTCGGGCTACACCGACAGCTACAGCTGCGACCCCCGCGTCCTCGACATCGTCGGCCCCACACCGTTAGACATTGAAGACCGCTCCCACTTTGTGGGACTGATCTCTTGCCAGTTCACAGCAAATGCCTAGTGTATTATTGAAGAAGCATCTTTTTTGAAATGCGAGCTGCAGAACTCCTGCGCAACAAGTTCGGCGTCAGCCAGCTGTACAAGCACGAGGTAAAAATCGAAGGCGAGACCGTGCTGGAGATCTACTGGCACCCTTTGACCATCGCCGAGCGTGAGTCAATCCAGAAGAAGTCCGACTCTGAGGACGCCAACGAGTTTGCCCTCAGCCTGATGCTGGAGAAGGCTCTCGACAAAGACGGCAAGCGCCTATTTGCAGACGGCGATCGTGCCACTCTCCGCCGTGAGGTCGAAGCCAGCATCCTCCAGGAAATCCAGCTGGCGATGCTGACCTCCGGCGCCGAGTCCCGCGTGGAGGAAGCGAAGGCTGCGCTTAAAAGCTAACCGCGACTGGTTTTTTATCTACTTCTTGGCCAAGGAGCTGGGCACGACGGTTGCCCAGCTCTCACAGCACCTAACCCAAGAAGAACTTGTCGGCTGGGCAGCCTTTTTCGAGCTGCGCAACGAAGAGGAAGAAAAAGCCATGCAACGGGCAAAAACACGATCCCGCGTAAACACGATGTAGTCGCAGTAAGCTGGGACGTAAGAATCCCGACGCGCACCAGTGGCTGAATATAACGTCGATATTCAGGTCAAAGCCCAAACAGGGCAGGCCGAAAAGGAAATTACACGCCTTGTCGGAAAACTGAAGCAGATCGAGACTGTAGACATTCTTCCGAAAACTTCAACAGCAAATATAAAAAGAGCAACGCAGGATGTAGATAATCTCAGTAAAACCTACAACAGATTAAAACTGGTATTGGGGACTGGCGGTGTCGCTGGTGCTGTAAGTGTACTATCGCGTGGTGTCGGCGATCTCGGTAGTGTTATAGCGGAAATTGGTAAAATTCCAGGCCTCGGAGCATTACGTGACTATGGTGAACAAGCTATACAAGCTACCGCAAACGTAAATCACTTAACTAACTCACTCACGTCTTTAGCTAGCCATGCTCCGGTTACAACAGCCGCTATCGGTGCCCTTGGTGTAGCCGCTTATGCTTTTAGTGATCAAATAGGCGCTGCCACAGCAAAAGCAGGTCAATTTTTTGGTGAAATAAGAGACTTGATTGCGTCTGGAGTAGTCACGCAGCTGAATGATGATCTTGTACTCACAAACAAAGCTCTTGTAGAATTAGCTAAAGCTGAGGGACTTACAGGACTCAAACAACTTCTTAGAGATGCACAACAAGAATCAAACGGCTTAATTTCAACAGACGAAAAATATAGAGAGTCTGTTATCTTAACTTTAGATGTACAAAAAGCCATCAACGAAGAGATGGCACGAAGGCGGCTTATTTACAGCAATCTGACTTCGGATGAAAGATCTTTACGTGCTCAGATAGAACAAAATGTACGTGCCAGCAAGGCCGGTAGACAAACAAGCGGTTTTGCCGAGTTTAGTCAAGCGGCTGGTGCGCAAACAGCTATTGATAAATCCATTCGGAGACAAGAAGATCGTATAGCTAAACGGCTTCGCGGTTTTGAATTTCAAATCCCTCAGCTTGCCCTACCGGCATTTGAAGAACGCGGATTAAACACGCTTGTTGATAGCTACGATACAGCTTTAAGTAAAACCCAACAACTCACAAACGCTACCACTACAGCTGCTAATGTATCTGCTGCATTAGCCGACAATAATACCCGAGGGGCACGCTTTATAGAGAAAAGTGCGGAATACGCGGAGTTACTGGGGGCATATTACAAAAAAGACGCTTTACCTGCAATTAAAGATACACAAAAACAAGTTGCTGACACGAACAAACTGTACAAAAATACTTTAGATATAACCTATCCACAGATAGAGGCTCAAAGACAACTGTTGGATCTGGAAAACGCACAGACAGCTGCTACTAAACGAACTAATGCCGCACAAAAAGAACGCGGCAAGTTACTAGAAAACCTTGCCCTTGGAGCTGGTTTTCCACTCTTATTCGGAGGAGGTATTGGTGCTATCGGAGGAGGTCTGGCCGGTTCATTTGTCGGCCAAGGATTTGGCGGTCAAATCATAGGTAGCGCTTTAGGGCAGATAGTTGATCGTGCAATCCAAGCTGTAGGAACTCTCGGGCAAGCTCTTGTGCCCGCTACTGCAGATATAAACGCGCTTACTAAAGCAGCAGGTCTGGCAGGAACAGAGACAGAGCAGCTTATAGGTAGTTTTGAATCCGCAGACGATTCTGCGACTGCTTTGGATGCGGCTACGCGCCAGATGGCGTTGACAGTAGGTAATGAGGGCGTAAAAGCGTTGATTGCTTTTGGAAGTGAAACGCAGCAATTAACAAACCAGTGGAACATTTTAATGACACAAGTAGGAGCAGGGCTGGCCACACTGCTGACAGGTCCTGTAAGTGAACTTGTAAAGATGGTGGAGCGCACTGCTGCTATCGGTGTCGCCCGTACATCAGAAGATCCTGTACTTAAAAGTTTGTTCAACCAGCTAAAAGCTGCACCGTCTCCGATCGTACTCGGTCCAGGATCTACAGTCGATTTTGGCGAAGGCAGAAGACTGGAACTCGAAGATCAGATCTTAAAACGTGTACAGGAACTTAGAGCAGAAGAGGAAAATAGACTGAGAAATTTAGAGCGTATTAACACGACACGAAAGACTGAACTGGATATTTTAGATATACAAATCAGCCTAGCTGGTACCTCTGGCAAACTAGAAGATAGTAATGTATACGCTCTACAACAAAAACTTATTTACCGGAAATTTGATCTGGAATACCAGAACGCTGTAAATAAAGGTCTATCAAAAGAACTGGTGCTGCGCCAATTAACCTTAGATCTTGCGGTCCTAAAACAGCAACGAGAGCAAGCTCTTGCACAAGCACAAGAGCAAGCTGCGCGAGAAGCTGAGCGCCAGCAGAAAGAGCAGGAGCGTATAGTTGAAAAAATGAACGCTCAGTATCTGGCTAGCAGACAAAGTCACGAACTTGCTAAAAGAGATCTGGCGATAGCTCAATCAGAACTCGGTTTCAGTCGGCTGCAGGCGGAATACGACAAAGATCGTGCCGTGCGGATGGATGATTTCCGTAAGAAATACAGTGAGGCTTTAAGCGAGCAAGAACAGGAAGAACTTGTTGCTACTCATCTGTTACAAGCAGAAACTGCACGTTTAGAGTACATAAAAGCTCAAAATGCAGAGTTTTATAGGCAAGTAGATTTGGCTTCTATGGTAGACGATAGAACCAGAAGCATTGTAAATAATTTAGAGTCTTTATTTACGCTAGACATTGATTTTAGTGGGCTTTTAGCTGCAGATACATTTGCCTCTGAGTTAGAACGTGTACGTGAAGAACTGGAAAAACTTGTCAGCCCTGTCGGCCAGGTAACAAAAGCAGCCGAGGGCATTGGTGGCGCATTTTCAACATCTTTCACCGATGCTATTAACGGTTCTATTTCTGCTCAACAGGCATTAGCCAACTTCTTCCAAAATACCGCTAACGCTTTTATGGATATGGCTGCCCAAATGATCGCAAAGTATATCCAAATGCAGATTATCGGCCTGGCCACCAGCTTTTTCCCTGGAGGAGGTCTGTTCAAAGGGGCAGGACCTGTGCAATTCCCTAGCAGCACGAATGTAGGTATCAGTGGCTTTGCAATGCCAAAACTGATCGGTAAAGCGGCTGGAGGTCCGGTTTCCGCTGGTTCGTCCTACCTCGTCGGCGAGCGCGGCCCGGAGATGTTTGTGCCACGCACCAGCGGCAGCATTTATCCCAACGATGCCATGGGCATTGGCGGCGGAAATATCACCGTTAATGTGGATGCAACTGGAACTAGCGTCCAAGGAAACGGCGACGATTCGAAGCGGTTGGGCGAGGCTATCGGCGTCGCCATCCGCCAAGAACTCATCAAGCAGAAACGCCCCGGAGGCCTGCTCGCATAATGGCTACCTTCCCTTCAATCACACCCACCTACGGCGCCCAGAAAACTAGCCGCCCCAATATCCGCACTGTCCAGTTCGGTGATGGCTATCAACAACGCTTGCTGTACGGCATCCCTTCCCACATGAACCCGAAGGAGTGGAACTTGACCTGGGAAGTCTCGGAAACTGATGCGGACACCATCGAAACATTTTTGAACGCCCGCGCCGAAGACGCCGCCAGCTTTGACTGGACACCCCTAGACGAAGCCACCGCTTACAAGTGGATATGCCAGGAGTGGAGCAAAACCATCCCCTATAAAAATCGCGCCACGATCAGCGCCACCTTCCGGCAAGTATTTGAACCGTAATGGCAGTCCCCACTTCTGAGCTACAGAAGATCAACCCAAGCAGCATTATTGAGCTGTTTGAGCTGGAACTGTTCGCCAACATCCATGGCACGGCGTTCACCTACCGATTCCACGCTGGCACTAATGCGCTAACTACAAACGGGAATATCGTCTGGGCGACCAATACCTACACAGCTCTTCCGATTGAGGTTGAGGGTTTTGAATACAACGCCGAAAGCGGCAGCCTGCCACGCCCGACAATCCGCGTCGCCAACCTGCTAGGCAGCATCACCGCAATCCTGCTGAGCGTCAATCAGACCACACCCGGCAATGATTTGACTGGTGCCAAACTGACGCGCATCCGCACGCTGGTCCGCTACATCGACGGCGCAAACTTCACAGGCGGCACCAACCCCTACGGCACGCCTGACACCAGCGCCAAGCTGCCAGACGAGATTTACTACATCGCCCGCAAGGTTGCCGAGAACCGCGACGCGGTGGAGTTCGAGGCGGCGGCATCGTTTGACCTTGCCGGTGTCCGCGCACCGAAGCGGCAGTGCAGCGCCAACCTCTGCCCGTGGGTCTACAAGGGTTCCGAGTGTGGCTACGCCGGGACTAAGTATTTCGACGAGAACGACAAAGCTGTTGCCAGTTCTGCCAGTGATGTATGCGGCAAACGGCTAAGCAGTTGTCAGGCGCGATTCGGCGCTACGGCTGAACTACCCTTCGGCGCATTCCCCGGCATTGGTGCGTTCAACGGATGAATCCAACCGCTAAGGCTGCAGCACTGGAACACGCCAAGGCGGAAGACCCGCGTGAAGCCTGCGGTCTGCTGGTGGTCATTAAGGGACGCAAACGCTATGTCCCATGCCGCAATCTGGCGGAGGGCAATGAGTTCTTCATCCTTGACCCCGAGGACTATGCCGCCGCAGAAGATAAGGGCGAAGTGGTTGGCGTTGTCCATAGCCACCCCATCACCCCACCGATACCGAGCGAAGCGGACCGCGTTGCCTGCGAAAAGTCCGGACTGCCTTGGTACATCGTCAACCCCAAGACTGAGCAATGGGGCGAGCTGTCGCCTGAAGGCTACAAAGCACCGCTGATCGGGCGGGAGTGGGTCTGGGGCGTCAGTGACTGCTGGACGCTGGTGCGCGACTGGTATGCCGAGCAAGGTCTGGAATTGCCCGACTGGGATCGCCCGACCACACCAGCGGAGTTCAACGCGGCGCCGATGTTCGATGACTGCTGGCGTGAGGCTGGTTTTTACGAAGTGGACATTGCCGAGATGCAGCCGGGCGACGCGATGCTGATGGCAATCGAATCAAACAAGCTCAACCATGTCGGTGTCTACATCGGTGACCAACTGGTGTTGCATCACCTGCGCGGTCGCTTGTCCAGCCGTGATTTGCTGGGAGAATGGCTCTTAAAATGTACGGGTAGGGTCTTGCGCCATGGAAAGGGAACTTAGGCTCTACGGTCCGCTCGCCAAGTTCGTTGGACAGCGCAAGTTTTTAGCTGAGGTTGCCAGTGCTGCTGAGGCAGTGCGAATGCTGCTGGTGAACTTCCCCGGATTGGAACGCCACATGGCAGACCAGCATTACAAGGTGATTGTTGATGATATAGATGCGCAACTAGACGAAATCCATCTGCCATTTAGTCAAACAATCAAGATTGTTCCCGTGCTTGGTGGTGCTGGTGGTGGCACAGGAAAGATTTTGGCGGGCGTTGCCTTAATTGCGGCAGCCATTGTTTTTGCCCCTGTTGGCGCTGGCTTTCTTGGCGCAGGTTTAGGCGCTACTGCCGGAGCCTTCACGCTTGGCGCAGCCGCGTCAGTTGCTATTGGCTCTATTGGTGTCTCGTTGATTTTGGGAGGCGTGTCCCAACTCCTATCGCCAACACCACAGCTCGGGCAAATCGGTCCGGCATCTATGAATCCCGGTGGATCACTGACCACCAGCGAAGGCACCGAGCTAGACCCACAGGAGTCCTACAGCTTCAGCGGGATTCAGAACACCAGCCGTCAGGGAACGCCCTGTCCAGTGGTGTACGGCGAAACTATCGTGGGGTCGGTGGTGATCTCCGCTGGCATCGACGTTGACACGATCTGACATGGCTAAGAAAAAGCAGAATCAGATTATCGGTGCAGGTGGCGGACCAGCAGTCGGAGCACAAGTTCAACAAACAGTCGTTGTTCAGCAGGCTGCATCACCAGCGGTCAGGACACCAATCCGCACAGCGGACAACCTTGCCTCGACGGCAAACGCCAACATCCTCGACCTGCTGAGCGAAGGCGAGATTGAAGGCTTCCCATCTGCTCGTGCCTACGCCCGCGATTCTGATAATTACAACCTTGCCCTGCTGAAAGACGTTTATCTGACGGATACGCCTGTTCTGCGATCTGGAGCGGATGTAACTAACCTCAGCGAATCTGATTACAACTTCAAAGGCGTCACGGTTACGCCGCGTTATGGCACCAATGCGCAGACATATATCCCCAAGTTTGGCGAAACAACTGAGGACGTTGTAAGCGTCAACGTTGAAGTCCTGCAGGCAACACCTGTCACGCGCCAGATCACAGATAGCAACGTCGATGCTGTCCGCGTAAGTATTGCTATTCCGCGCCTTGAGGCAAGCAACGAACAGGGCGACGTGCTTGGAACTAGCGTCACCGTTCGCATCCAACTGCAGTACAACGGCGGCGGCTACACCACCGTCAAGGAAGACACGATCAGCGGTCGCACGGCAGATAAGTACGAACGCGATTATTTAATCGACATCAGCGGCACCTTCCCGGTGGATGTGCGCGTGGTGCGCGTGTCTGCCGATAGCAGCGCCACCGATGTTAACCCGACCATCTGGACCGCCTACACCGAGCTGATTTATCAGAAGCTGCGCTATCCAAACAGCGCACTAGCTGCAATCAGATTTCAAGCTGAGCAGTTCAACTCCATCCCTGCGCGTGCGTATCGCATTCGCGGAATCAAGGTCAAAATCCCCAACAACGCGACTGTTGATAGCGATACCGGCAGGCTGACCTACAGCGGCACATGGACTGGGACATTTGGTGCTGCCCAGTGGACGACCTGCCCCGCGTGGATTCTGTATGACTTGCTGATTAGCAGGCGTTACGGCTTTGGTGATCACGTTGCTGAGGCGCAGCTCGATAAGTTCGCCTTCTATTCCGCGTCCCAATACTCCAATGAGCTTGTGGACGATGGCACTGGCGCAGGCACAAAAGAGCCACGCTTCAGCTGCAACGCCCTAATTCAAAACCAATACGAGGCGTACAAGCTGATCAACGACCTGTGCAGCGTGATGCGCTGTCAGCCGTACTGGTCCACTGGTGCGTTGACGATCACGCAGGACAAGCCGACTGATTCCACCTATCTGTTCAACCGCGCCAACGTACTGGAACCCGGCTTCAGCTACGCCGGTTCAGACCTGAAGACCCGCCACACCGTCGCTGTTGTCAGCTACTTAGATCTCGATACCCGAGAGCAAAATTACGAAATCGTTGAAGATCGCGCCGCGATTGATAAATACGGCTGGATCGCAACCGAAATCAAAGCCTTCGCCTGCACCTCACGTGGTCAAGCCAACAGGCTCGGGCAGTGGATTTTGTACTCCGAGCAAAACGAAACCGAGGTAATTAGCTTCACCGCTTCGATTGAGGCTGGCTCGCTGATTCGCCCTGGCGCGGTCATCGACGTGCAGGATCCGATGCGCGCTGGTGTGCGCTACGGCGGCAGGATCGTTACTGCTGGTACACGCACAGTTTCGATTGATGATGCAACGGGCATCCCAAGCGATAACGCAACCATCAGCGTGCTGCTGCCTAATGGCACGCTTGAAACCAAAAACATCGTCAGCCGTACTGGCATCCTGATTACGGTCGATGCTGACTGGTCCACTGTTCCGCAAGCAAACAGCGTCTGGGTTATCCAAACCACCTCGCTGCAGACCCAGCAGTATCGAGTGCTGACGGTCCGCGAAAAAGACGGACACCTCTACGAAATCACCGGACTGCTATACAACGCCAGCAAGTACGCCCATGTGGAGCGTGGGTTCAAGCTGGCAACGCGCACCATCAGCAACCTCAACCCGATTCCAACGCCGCCGACAAGTCCTACGGCATCTGAGAAGTTCTACGAGCAGAACAACAAAGCCAAGGTCAAAATCGTTGTCAGTTGGGCAGCGGTTAAAGGCATCCCGCAGTACAAGATCCGCTACCGCGCTGGCAATGACAATTGGGAATCAGCAGTGGTCAGCAAGCCTGACTACGAGATCCTCGATACCCGCGCTGCTACCTACAGCATCGAGATCTACAGCATCAACTCACTAGGGCGGCAATCGTCGGACTTCGCCAGCCTGACCTTTGCTGCAGTCGGTAAAACCGCCATTCCCGGTAACGTTCAAAACCTCAGCTTTGAGGCAATCAATGCCAACTCGGGACGGCTGCGCTGGGCATTGGCAGATGACCTTGACGTGCGGGTCGGCGGCAAAGTCCTGTTCCGCCACAGCAACCTTACCGATGGCTCAGCTACTTGGAGCAACAGTGTTGAGCTGATCGCGGCAAAGAACGGCAATCAGACCGAGGCGATTGTGCCTCTAATTGAAGGTCAAATTCTGGTCAAATTTGAAGATGACGGCGGGCGGCAATCTGCTGCAGAAACCAGCGTCATCATCGACCTGCCTGACACGCTGGCACCACTGACCCTGATCAACCGACGTGAGGATCAGGACTCCCCGCCATTCCAAGGCAACCGCACCAACGTCTTCTACAGCGAGGAGTTTGATGCGCTGACGCTTGATGGCTCGGACTTGTTTGATGACGTGGTGGATGTTGACCTGCTGCCGACGTTTGATGTGATGGGCGACGTTCAATCATCTGGAACGTATGAGTTCGCCACCACTGTCGATTTTGGCAGCACGTTCTCGATTGATTTCAGCCGCTATTTCGTCACCCGTGGCTACTTCCCCAGTGACTTGGTGGACAGCCGCGCTGGCAATGTGGACGACTGGGACAACTGGGACGGCGACGTGATTTCCCGCGTTAATGCCGAGCTGGAACTGCGTAGCACCACCGACAACCCAAGTGGCACCCCGACATGGAGTGCATGGCAACCGTTTGTGAATGGGACATTTCGTGCGCGTGGCTTCCAGTTCCGCACCACGCTGACCAGCACCGACGTGGCGGAAAACATCTTGGTGGATGAGCTGGGCTATCTGGCAAGCGTGCAGCGGCGGACGGAGCAGAGCGTGGCACCTGTCAGCGGCACTACAAATACGGGCGTGATCTTCACCAATCCGTTCTTCACTGGTACGGCGAGCATCGGCGGCACCAACGCCTACCTGCCCAGTGTTGGGATTACGGCTCAGAACATGCAGACCGGCGACTACTTCCAAGTCAGCAGCGTGAGTGGAACTGGCTTCACGGTTAGTTTTTATGATTCAACCGCTACTCCGGTGACAAGGCAGTTCACTTGGACTGCAACCGGATATGGACGTGCGGGCTAAAGTGGGTCATAAGACTGTGTAAGCGGCTGTGGCAACCCACGACTATGTGATCGCTAATGGCACAGGTGCGGCGGTCCGTAGCGACCTGAATAACGCCCTTGCCGCAATCGTCAGCAATAACAGCAGCAGCACCGAACCCACAACCACCTACGCGTTTCAGTGGTGGGCGGACACCAATACCACCCTGCTGAAGTTCCGCAATGCGGCAAACAGCGCATGGATCACGGTCGGTGATTACAGCACCGCCAACTTCGGACTGCTGACCAGCGCCACGGCGGCTAGCACCTATCTGGCGTTGTCGGGTGGCACGGTCACTGGTGCGCTGAACATCGGCACCGCTGGCTCGCTGGTATTTGAAGGCAGCACAGCGGATGACTTCGAGACCACGCTGGCGGTTACGGATCCAACAGCTGACCGGACAATCACGCTGCCCAATGCCACTGGCACGGTGCCGCTGCTGAGCTTGGCGCAAAGCTTCAGTGCAGCACAACGCGGCGCGATTTCGGCGCTGACGGATGGGGCAACGATTACGCCTGATTTTGCGCTGTCGAACAACTACAGCGTGACTCTTGGCGGCAACCGCACGCTGGCAAACCCGACCAACCTTACCGCTGGGCAATCAGGTTGCATCTTCATTTCACAGGACGGCACCGGCAGCCGGACACTTGCGTTTGGAACCTACTGGGACTTCCCTGCTGGTACGGCGCCAACGTTGACCACAACTGCATCAGCCGTGGATCTGCTGGTTTATACGGTGCGGACTACGACTAGCATCCAAGCACAACTGATCGCAAACTTCAGCTAATGGGCGTCCCCGGATCTGCCAACCCGATGCTGCTGGCTGGTGGTGCGGCGGCGTACAAGATCAACCAGAGCTTGCGGTTTAACTCGGCGGATTCAACTTATCTATACAGAACATTTGGCAGCGGAGATCGCAACAACTGGACTCTGAGTGTCTGGGTCAAACGTGCTGGTGATTTAGCCGCTGCAGATTGCGACATCTTTTATGGATATGACGGAAGCTCTTCCGCTCTTGGCTTGGTTGAGTTTAATTCTGGTCCGATTAACCACGACCAAGGTGGCAACTCCAACGGACGAGCCGAGACAAGCGCAACCTTGCGCGATCCTTCGGCGTGGTATCACATTGTAGTTAGTGTTGATTATGGAAATGCCACTGCAGCTAATAGAGTTCGGATCTTTGTTAATGGTGTTCAGCAAACTCTCGGAGTTAACACTGTTACAACAAACGATGGACAGATAAACGGTGCTTGGCAGCACAGGATTGGCGCAAGATCCTCGTCTACTTTTAATGGTTACATGGCGGAGATGCATTTTATCGGTGGCACTACAGTCACCAATGCATCCGATTTCGGTGAAACCGATCTCACCACCGGCGCGTGGATTCCGAAGCGTTATACCGGCTCCTACGGCACCAACGGTTTCTATCTGAAGTTCGACCCCAGCGCCACCAACGGCATCGGTCACGACCACAGCGGCAACGGCAACAACTTCACGCCTTCTGGCTTCAGCACCTCCGGCACTGGTACGGACGTGATGAGCGACACGCCGACGACCAACTACGCGACACTGAATCCTATCCTGCCCAGCCTGCTGCAGGTCAAGGACGGAAATCTGATTTGTGATAGCACTAATCGAACCACTAACTACACGAACACAACTCTCGCCACTATGGGCGTCAGTTCTGGCAAGTGGTACTACGAAGCAACAGTCAATTCGGGTTCGATGATCGTCGGATGGGCAAAGGCTGGTGTAAATCTTGATTACTTCTTAGGTGTTGACAGTCTTGGCTGGAGTTACAGCTACAGCGGGCAAAAATGGAATAACAACTCTGCCCAAGCTTATGGTGCCACATACACCACAGGCGACGTAATTGGCTGTGCCTTGGATCTTAGTGCTGGAACGCTTGAGTTCTTCAAGAACGGAACGAGTCAAGGCGTAGCCTTCACTGGACTTAGTGGCGAGTTTTTCCCCGGTGTTGGCGATGGATCTTCGAGTGACAGTGTTGTAGCTTCAGTGAACTTCGGACAACGCGCCTTTGCCTACACCCCACCGACCGGCTACAAGGCACTGAACACCCAGAACCTCCCAGAGCCGACGATTAAGGATGGCGGGAAGTATTTTAATACGGTGCTTTATACAGGCAATGCATCTTCAACACGCGCTATTACCGGCGTTGGATTCTCTCCTGATTTTGTTTGGATCAAAACCCGAAGCAACAATGACAACAACAACTTGTATGACGCTGTAAGAGGAGCAACCAACTTTCTGATGAGCAACAACACCTACTCGGACCAAGCCAACGCGGCGACGCTCAAGTCTTTTGATAGCGATGGCTTTACTGTTGGCGATGCTGCTCTTGTCAACTGGAACACTTGGACCTACGCCGCATGGTGTTGGGACGCAGGCGGCAGCGGCTCAAGCAACACCGCAGGCAGCATCACCAGCACGGTGAGCGCCAACCCCTCCGCTGGGTTTTCGATTGTTACTTACACGGGGAACAGTACGGCAGGAGCAACTGTTGGACATGGCTTAGGTGCTGCTCCATCAATGATCATCACAAAAGCCAGAGGCGCTACTTCTGAGTGGGGTGTGTATCACTCAGCTCTAGGCGGCACAAAAGCTTTGCTTTTGAATCAAAATTATGATCAGCAAACAAATGTTCTTTATTGGAACAATACAAATCCAAGCAGCACGGTGTTCACGCTTGGTGGCGGATCAACTACTAACAACACTACAACCTACGTCGCCTACTGCTTCTCCGAAGTCGCGGGTTACAGCAAGTTTGGCAGCTACACCGGCAATTCCAGCTCAGACGGACCATTTGTCTATCTCGGCTTCCGCCCACGGTTTATCTGGATCAAGGCAATCACTTCAGTTTTAAGCGGATATGACTCATGGCGCAGCTGGTACATGGTTGATACTGAACGGTATCCATATAACTCATCAGACGAAAATCAACTCTGGGCAAACTTAAGTGCAACTGAAGATAAACGCGGAAACGGAAGCGATGCTGGGAACCTTGGCATCGACATACTAAGCAATGGTTTCAAGATTCGACGTGATTCGAGTTACGCGGTTGAAATTAACTACACCGGAGCCACGATGATTTACTGCGCTTGGGCAGAACATCCCTTTAAATATAGTACAGCGAGATGATGAAAAGCATACAAAGAAGAGCCGGAATCACCATAGGACAGCCGCCTAAATACACCGGCTTTGAGAACAGCATGTATGTTGTACTAAAAATTGCGTCTGGTAGTCAAAGCAATAGGGCATTGCTTTATGAGTGCCGCTGTAAAGAGTGCGGTGGCATTCACCTGCGTGACGCAAGACAGATTAAAAGACGTATGCGGTCCCGAGAATGCCCTAAGTATCGCTCCCCTAACTGGAGTGGTCTGACGCGAGAAGACGCAATCATGCGGCGTCAGTACGGAATTTCTATGAAAGACTTTGAAGAGCTGCTAGAGCATCAGCAAGGTGGCTGCGCTATTTGTGCCAAGCCGATTGACGTACTGAATCGTCGAATGAACATCGACCATTGCCATGAAACCGGCGTAGTTCGTGGAATCCTATGCACCGGGTGCAATACTGGTCTGGGGCATCTGGGTGACAACATCGAAGGATTGGAAAAGGCACTGGAATATCTGAAAAATCCGCCTTTTGCCAAATACGCCAACGCCCGCTGACCTATGAAACGGGCATCCACCACCGCTACGATCTAGCCATGGGATTCGAACTTAACGGTCAGCCGCTGGCAGTAGACCGCCCCTTCACCGACGCCAATGGCGTCAAATATCCAGCCAACTGGCTCCGCCTTTCCACCGAGGCAGAGAAGGAAGCAATCGGCATCACATGGGTGCCAGATCCGCCGCAATACGACGGTCGCTTCTACTGGGGCTATGACGCCGAAGGTCACCTGATCCCCAAAGATCACGCGCAGCTCGTTGAGCAATGGACGCAGCAAACCCGCACCACTGCTGGCACGCTGCTGGTTCCTAGCGACTGGATGGTGATCCGCGAAGCCGACAATGGCACGGCGGTATCGCAAGATTGGAAGGACTGGCGCGAATCAATCCGCGTTGCTGTTGGCGTGAAGAACACCGCTATTGCTGCCACGGCTGACACCGACGAGCTGGCGGCATACATCACCGGACCGGACTACAACGCATGGGCACCTGATCCGAATGCACCGTTAAATACGGAAGAACTTGCAAGTGATGCTGGAGAGGCTGTCCTCGGCACAGAAGCCTAGACCCCTAAGTACAATGAGTCTATCGGTATAGAACCATGGCACTTTTTCCTTTTAACGTCCAAACCCTTACGACGTTGACTGCCGCTGGGGCGACTACTGCTGTAGAGGTAACCAGTAATGCGGTTACCTTTCAGGTAACAGTGACAAGTATCGGCACCAACGTTGTGTTGAGGTTCGAAGGCAGCCTGGACAACACCAACTTCTTCAACTTGGACCAGGGTGGAGCGGATACCACGATCACGGCAAACGGCACCTACGGCTATGCACTTAACGGATGCCCGGTGAAATATATCCGCCTCCGTCTTGTCAGCCTTAGCGGTGGCACACCTAGGGTTGCCAGTAAGGTCGGGGCGCTCTGATCATGGCTAAGAATCTAACGACCGGACTGCAGCGCGGTCTGCGGCGGAGTATTGCAGGTGGCCTTGGAACGGGCGACCTATTTTCAACTGCTGCACTGGATCTCCAGTTTGCGCGACATAAGGCGTTAGATCCCCGCATCACCTTCACCCGCGCCAGCAGTGGGACGTATGTGGGCAGCGACGGGCTGATCAAGACGGCGGTGACGAACCTGCTGACGTTCTCAGAGCAGTTTGACAATGCAGCGTGGAGCAATAACAGCTCTAGCGAACAAGCCGATGCCGCTGTCGCGCCTAACGGAACAACAACTGCAGACAAGCTGATTGAAAACAACACCACAAACGTCCACGGTTTTGCAAGGGGTGGCGGCTCTGAATCCCTTGTGACAGGACTTGTTTACACTTTCAGTGTTTACGCAAAAGCTGGTGAGCGCTCGTTTGCCTACTTGCAGGCAACAAGCAACTTCGCCAAAACCTATTTTAATCTTTCCACCGGTGTTGTCTCTGCTACGGGCAGCGGACATACCGCATCAATAACAGCAGCAGGCAACGGCTGGTATCGCTGCGCGATTACCTTCACGTCCGATACCACCAACAACTCAATTCGCGCCATTGGCATGGCTGCTGCCTCTGGCATAGAAAGCTATGCAGGCGACGGCACCTCCGGCATCTACCTCTGGGGAGCCCAACTAGAGCGATCCAGCACCGTCGGTGAATACGTCAAAACCACCAGCACGATCAACAGTGCTCCACGGTTTGATCACAACCCAGAGACGGGTGAGAGCTTGGGGTTGTTGGTGGAGGAAAGTAGGACGAATTTGCTGCTTAGGAGTGAGGAGTTTGATAATGCGAGTTGGTCAGTCGCTGGTGGTGCTGTAGCAACAGCGGGAACGGCTATTGCGCCAAACGGAACAGCAACAGCCGACACCTTGACAGATACAAACGGAACCACAGCAAATCCGTCTGTTTTTCAAACCGTCACCCTTGCTGATAGCACAACGTACACAATATCGTGCTACTTAAAAGCTGGCACGAAAAGCACGGCACGAGTCGGCATACGCGACAAAGCGGGCAATGTTATTGTCAGCGACTTTAATTTAACCGCTGGCACGACAAGTGTAGGCAGTGCTGTTTTTTCTTCAATTCAGCCGGTCGGGAGCGGTTGGTATCGTTGCATCGTTGTTGCAAATTCAAGCACGGGCGCCACAAGTCAGCGTGGGTTAATCTATCTAGATGTAGGTTCGTACACCCAAGATGGCACAGGGACATTGTTGGTCTGGGGCGCCCAGTTAGAAGCCGGAGCCTTCCCCACCAGCTACATCCCCACCACCAGTGCCACGGTCACCCGCAGTGCAGACGTGGCGAGTATTACGGGGGCAAACTTCTCAAGCTGGTATCGGCAGGATGAGGGGACGGTGTTTGCGGCTGCCCAACGATTAACAAATGCCGGCGACTTCAACAGGCTTCTTTCTTTTAACGCAGGCACAACGGCAAACGTTTGGTCGATTTATGCCAGCGTTAATAAGTACGACAATTACAAAAAAGTAGGCAGCGGGGCCGACAATTTTATTTCTGGGCCTAACGTTGGAACTCTTTTGAGTAATCATCGAACAGCAGTTGCCACTAACGCTAGTACGTTGATTATGTCTACCGATGGTTTGCTTAATACCGAAACAGCAGTTTCTGGGATGCCGACAGTAGACAGGTTGGCAATAGGCTCAGAGTATTACCCGGCTCCTCTCAACGGCACCATCCGCCGCCTCACCTACTGGCCTGTTAGACTTGCAAATAACGTCCTGCAGGAGATTACGCGATGACGAGTGGGATTATGACAGACCAGCGACTCAAAAATTTTTGGCTTAAGGTAGACAAATCCAGCGGCGAAGCGGGGTGTTGGCTATGGACTGGAGCAAAACAAGGCGGCAAAAATGGAAGATATGGCGCGTTTCAACTTGGGTGGAAAGTGCAAAAACGTGCTCATAGGATTTCTTTTGAACTTGCGAATGGGCAGATTCCTGATGGCATGATGGTTTGCCATTCTTGCGATACGCCACTTTGCGTTAATCCATCTCACTTGTTCCTTGGAACAGCTAAGGACAACATTGATGACATGGATGCCAAAAATCGTAGAGTTTTTTGCACTGGCAAAAGAAACGGTGCCGCAAAATTAACGGAGGAAACAGTGCGAAAGATTTACCTGGATGCTCGCACTAATCGAGAAATCGCCGCTGACTACAACATCAACCCAAACTTGGTTAGTCAAATTAGGCTTCGCAAAATATGGGCAGAAGCAACCTCTGGCTTACCAGATCAGCCACGACGCAAACCAGGTGCAGGCAGCCCTGCCTTTCGGTTACGTCAACGCCTGCCCAACAGCACCCTTCAAACCATCACCCAATAACCATGGAAGACGAAATCCTCACACCCCCAACGCCTACCTTCTTCCGTTTCCCGGATGCTGCTGTCGGTATGGCTGCACTTGATAATGCTGGTCTGCTTGATGAAGACCAGAATTCCATCACCGCTAGCCACAATCACGCTCTTGATGTTGTCGGCATCATCTCCCGTGGTGGTGAATGGGATGAAGACGGCAACGTCATCACCGAACCCACCGTCCTAGACGGCTGGCACATCAATTATCGCGGTGAAGTGCCGGACGAATGGCTGCAATATGCTGTGAGTCCTGAGCAGCCGGTGCGGGTGTTTTTCTGATGGCAGTCAAATCGAAAACCGCACTGGGGCGTGTTGAGCACAAACCCGGCAAGCCGAAGCGCACCAGCATCGGGCAGGGTCAGCATTCACGCCCGCGTAACCGCAAAAAGCTAAGAGGGCAGGGCAAAGGCTAGTTAAACTACAAAAAAGGCCGTTTTCGCCTCACGATGGAACACCACGAAGAGGTGCTAGTTACGGCGAAACCGCCTGAAAGCCCATTTAATCAAATTGTTCCGGCACTTCTGACCGCTGCGGTGGTTGGACTTGCCGGACTTTTTATACAAGTCGCCAAGTTGGATCAATCCGTCGGCACCGTTGCCGCCGACATCCAAGAACTCAAAAACGACAGTAAAGAACGCCTCAGCGACCTCGAAACTCGGGTCCGCCAAATCGAAATGCGCATCGGCTACGGCAAATGATTGTCCACTCCACCAAATTTGAAGGCGGCTTCTCCCTGGAGCAGCTGGAAAACGAACGCGGTGAAATTTACTACCGCGCCTGCACCGGCAGCATTTGCCGCTACGCGGAAGACGAGTACATCGCCCGCATGTACTTAGAGGGAATGGGTTGGGATCCTACGCAGCCTGAGCTGGATCAATCCACTCCTCAATCTCAACCTCCAGCCGCTGATCCCAGAAATCCTGCTCCCGAAACCACTCCCGCCAGTCCCGACTTGCCTTCCGAACATTGCACGACAGACACGCGGGTATCAGGTTCCTCGGATTGGTGTGGCCGCCTTTACTTTTAGCCAGCACGTGATCGAGCGTAGCCGACCGCCCCAGGTCTGAATTGCAATAGGCACATCTATTACGCCACCGCCAAATAATCTCTTGTCTAAACCTTAACGTAGCTTCCTTTTTGTTTAAGTATTCGCCATCCATGATCTGATGGTCCATACCGCTGCATCGCTATGCAAAAGGTAGCGGCAGAAACTATTAAGCGCTGGCCCTTCTTATCTAGTACAGGTAAACTTCAGCGAGATTCCAGATTTCCATGGATCCCACCACCATTGCCGTCGTTGCGATCATCGCTGCCGCCGGTTCCGAGATCATTGCTCTGCTCCCTATCCGCAGCAACAGCTGGATCCAACTGCTGACCCTGGTGCTGAAAGTGATTGCCCGCAAAAAGCCCTAAGTCACACCTCCCCTTGGCCTTGGTCCGATGGCTACCAACAAGATCCGCCTCGCCGACCTATTTCGCTACTACAAGGCGCTGCCCCACCAGCTAGCGGCCATCACCGAGCTGGAGCAGGCCATCGATAAGGTCAATCCGCATATTCTCGGCCGCGATCAAGGCTGGTTCAAAACCTGGAGTGTTGCCGGCAAGCAAACCAACTTCCCCAACAGCTGGGAAGGCGTCCTTGAAGCCGCCCGAGTTGCTGGCGCCAAATTCCCGGAACTCGTTGCAGCGCAATGGGCTTGCGAATCCGGCTACGGCAAATTTGTATCTGGCCGCCACAACTACTTCGGCCTCAAGGGAAGCGGCACCGGCACCAAAACGCAGGAGTTCATCAACAATCAGTGGATCACAATCACCGCTGAGTTCATCGACTTCCCGGATCTACTCTCCAGCGTGATGTACCTGGTGGAGCGCTGGTACAAGGACTACAAGAACTATCGCGGCTGTAATAACGCCGGCACCCGCGAGGAAGCCGCAAAGTGGCTTGTCAAAGAAGGCTACGCAACGGACCCCAACTACGCCGGCAAACTGATCCAACTCATGGACCAGCACGCTGGAGCAGAACCTGCAATTCACCCACGAGAAAAAATCCTCCGCGTCCCATATGAGTACCAGCTTGGTACTGATGACGGCCCCAAGGGTTACCGCCAGTGCTTCAGTTCCAGCTGCGCCATGGTCGCCCGGTACTACGGCAAGATCTCGGGCGACTACGAGTACAACAAGATTCGCGCCCGCTTCGGCGACACCACCGACGCCAACGCCCAAGTTGCCGCCCTCCGCTCCCTGGGCTTGAAGGCCAGCTTCGAGATGGAAGGCACCAAAGATCTGCTGGAGCAGTTCATCACCGACGGCTACCCCACCCCCGTCGGCTGGCTACACCACGGCACTGCAACCAACCCAACCGGAAGCGGGCACTGGAGCGTTGTCGTCGGATTCACGCCCACGCATTTCATCCATAACGACCCCTACGGCGAGGCAAACCTGGCAGCCGGCGGATACATCAGCCATAAGGGTGGCGCCGGAATCGCATATTCCCGCAAAAACTGGCTACCGCGCTGGCTCGTGGATGGCAACGACACGGGCTGGTACGTCAAAATCCGCCCGTGAAGCCATGCGCCCCATCGAACACTCAACCGAATCGCAATTCCACAAAGCAGCCACCGACCAGTGGCTGATCGAGCGCTTTAATTCCGGCGATTATCGAGGTCTGCTGGAGGCCGCGCTGATCTTGAACACGCTCCACCAGCTGGAAAGAACAAAGGCCGACTGGGCCATCCACGAAGCAGCGGACAACCTAGCCGACCAATTTGGACTGGATCGGGACTCGGCTTAGCGGCCGTTGTACTTCTCGTACAGTCCGGTGTAGGTGTGATGATAAGTATGAAACTTGTCATCCCGACCATCCCAGGCGTACAGCTGTTCCAGCAGATCAACCCGACTTTGATCGACGATCACGCGCCCCCAAGCCTGTTTTGCCCACTGGGGCACTTCAGTTTTGCTCACGCTGTTTCTCCACAAGGTTGAGACGCCTCCGGGCCGTTTCTTTGGGACCGGGGGATGACCGCGCCAGTTTAGGTTTCCCGGCAACAGAACCAGGCACTTCAATCCGGCACTTTGGGTAACGATTCTGGGCAAACTCAATCGCCTGCTTCAGCGACTCCGCCCGCACCAGATCCCGCATCGGCCCCTGCCCCGGCAACCAAATTCGCAGCTCAAACAGCTTTGCCTTTTCTGAGCTGGTGCGCGAGACGCCTTCGCCCAGCTGCACTTCCCGATCTTCTTCCCACTGGAGCGGATTCACTTCACACCTCGGTAGGCAGGTTCTTCAACAGCATGAATGACCACGGTTTTGCTGGTGCATTCGGCAACGACCCGTGCAACAGCGGCAGCACGATCATGCGTGCTCCAGCTGGAGGCATCTTCTTTTCGAGTAGTGACTTGGAGTGTTTGATCGGGGTAGACGGCAGTGATCCACCGATCCCCGGCCATGATCGCGTAGCGCGTCATCGCTTTTTAGTGTTTACTGTGTAAGCCTAATGATTTTATCCTGATTCCCCCAGAATATGTAGACATCTAACTGCGTCTTATGCGTCTTTATCTGACTCCCCTTGTTCTTGCTTGGAGCGCAATCTTCCCTCAACCCGTTTTTTCACCGACTCTCTCCAAACCGCTTCGTCAGCCGCAAGAGCTGCCTTGTATTCGGAGGCTGGCAGGGCTTTTTCCAGTGCTGCGTAAACCATTTCGCGCAACATACCCGTCACCTTTTTCCCCTCAGCCGCTGCCAACTGCTCAGCCAGCTTGTAGCGGTTGGAGTCCAGAAGCAGCTGGCAATAGATTTTCGAGCCGTGGCGGAGCGGCATAGTCCTGTCTCTACTCTCCTACACAATAGCATACTGTGTCTCAGTAGTCCTACCACCGGACATCCCCATCCACATTTTTCCTCCACGCATTGGCCTGAGCCACGCGAGCCCCACCCCTCTGCCTGGAGCACCCCTTCCTAATCCCCCGCGCCCACTCCAAAAACGCAGCCGCCCTCTGCAAATCTGCCGTTTTGGCCGCACGAATTTCCCGATACAACCACTCCAGCACAATCTCCCTGCCGGTGCGACTCACGAGACTACTGGTGAGATCGCCTCTTTGGTCCGGCGGATACTAACGACATGCTGGTCCGGGCAAATCCGCAGCGCATATTCCCGCGCCGTGAACGCATCTGGAGCCTCCACGAACAAAGCATGAGTGGCCCCATGACGAGGCCACATCGTTACTAAGTATTCCGCCAGCTCGATCACTTTGCCTGGTCCCAGCTCAATCCGACCTTAGCTTCGGCAAGCGGCGGAATCGTATCCAACCAACGAGCTTCAGCTTCTTCCATGATTGTCTGCAGCTGGAGCGCCCAAGTATCGGCGTGTTCTTCTTTTACGAGCAGGATGATCTCGTCATGCACCACGCCGGCCAAGCGCACAATCTCCTCCCCGTCGGCTCTAAGGAGCGGCCACAATTTGCCAAGCGTAAGTTTGAGGACGGCTGCACCAGCTCCTTGGATTGGAGTGTTACAGCGCGTGGTGAGTTTGTTGTTCTCACCCGGTAGAAACCGCCGCAAGCCCGAGATGCGTATGCGGATAGATGGATTCCCCTTAGCCGCATCAGCAGCGCGAGCATTTTGCTGCTGCCATTCGGCGATGCCTTTATATGCAGCGTGGAACTTCCTCCGCACCTCCGCCGCCTCATCAAGATCCATCTGGATTCCCATTGTTGCGGCGTAATTCCTAAGTCCTTTTGCCCCACTCCCGTAAAGAAGTCCGAAGTTGGCCGACTTGCTGACCTGCCGCTGCTCCTTCGTAACCTCATCCTCCGCGACCCCGTAAATCTGCGTCGCCGTAATCGTATGAAGGTCTTTCCCCTGCTGGAACACCTCGGTCATTAAGGGATCCTGCGCTTCTGCCGCCGCCAACCTCAACTCCATCTGCCCATAGTCCGCAACTACCAGTCGCCAACCAGTTGGAGCTTGAACACAAGCCCGGAACCGCACATCCCTGGGAATCTGCTGAAGGTTTGGACTCATGCAACTCATGCGCCCCGTATCCGCCCCCATCTGCAGGTAGCTGGCGCGGATAAACCCATCATCCGCCAGATTCTTCAGCAGAGTTTCGGCCATCTGCCGCCGCTTCTCCACCCGCTTCCACCGCAAGTAGTCAGCCACCACCTTGTGATCGCCGACATACTCTTGGAGCGCAGACCGACTGGCACTCGGCTTCTCGGACTTCATATCCATCGGCGCCTTACCCAGCAGCGCCGTGAACTTCTTCAGCAGCTGCACCGGGCTATTGAGATTGAAGACATTGGGATCCGGCTTCTTACCCTTCGCCCCAGGCTTGGTCTGGTACAGCAGCTTCCCATCAATCCCCCGGCAGAGCTTGTGCTCATCGGGCAGCGCAGCATCAAAATCCTCAATAAATTTCTCACCAAGTTCTACGTGCTCAATATCCAGGTCCTCGATTACCTTTTCCAAATCCTGCTTGTTAAATGGCAGTCCAGTTCGCCACAACTGCGCCATTGACGGCAGTGCATTGCACTCCAGATACCAAGCGTGATAGTGCATACCTTCCGCCATCCGCTGCTCAATCTGCTGGTACAAATCCAGCAACACGAGCACATCAGTGGCCGCATATTCCATCTGACTAAGCGTCAGATCCTGGGACCAATCGCTGCGCTGCTCTTCCTTCGAAATCTCGCGTTTGAGATAGCGCCGCACAACATGTTGTAGGCCATGCTTTACATTTACCTGCCCGTTGGTTAGTACACGACTGGCGAGCATGGTGCAGAGCACGCGCCCCTGCGGATACAGCTCGTGCTCCTGCAACCACCCCAAATCAAACACCGCGTTGTGCGCAACCCAGGTCCGCTCCACCTCGAAGAACTGCTCCAGCTCAATCAGGTTTTCGTCGGACAACTCCCAAAAGTCCAGCACCACAGGGTCTTGTCCCGGCGTAGCCAGCTGGAGCAACCGCAATCCCCCGATCTTCGGCTGGAGCCCGGTGGTTTCAACGTCAAACGCCACGAGCTTGGCATCGTCCAGGGTGTGGAGATGCTGGATGCCTTGGAGAATTTTCATGCCTGGTAGGGCGGGTTCGTGTACTACTCTAGCACACCTTCAACTTCCCTGGCAGCGCACCCTTCTGCGTGGAGCGTTCCAGCTTCTGGAAAGCCGAGCAGGCAGCGATGCTCCCAGTGAACGCAGTGCCGACATGGACCACCATCAGCAACACGGCGGTATCTCGACAGCATTGTTGCCCGGCACTTATCCGCCCGTCCGGCCGGTGTCCGGTCATAGCACTTGGCGCAGTACAGCGGGTTCCTGGTGTTGCCGCCGCAAGCGATGCAAACGCGCTCGTCGATGTTGAGTGAAAGTCGCTTCATGACTTTTTGAAGAGTGAACATTCAGTGGCAAAAGTCCCACCCGCTTCGGGCAGGTGCATGGAACACCCGTTGGCATCCCAGTGAATACAGGCGTAGCAGGAGTCAGTGTCATCCAGCTGCAGGTGCAACACCACGGCTTCCTCCAATCGCTGGAGCGCCTCGAAGTGTTTCATCTGCGCGGAGTCGATCTCAAAAAACGTATCGACATGCCCGCAAACACCGCATTGGCGCCTGACTCTCGTTGCGGGAGTGCGCCTCCGCACATTGGCCTCCCTTGTCCGGGATTCTTTGACGCGGAACGATTTGTTCCCGCACTTAGGACAAAACTTCACTGACAGAACTCCAGGCTTGACCGTTGCAAATTCGCCAGGCGTGCTTGCGATCAACGCCGAACTCATCCGAGAGCTGGCTGTAACTCCAGCCCTGTTTCTGAAGTTTCCGCATTTTCACTACAAGTTCTGGCGTGAGGATTGCGTTGAGGTTGTGCTCACCGCGTTTGAAGCGTCTACCCATTCCAGTGGCGAATAACTCCTGCGCAGATGAAAACGTTGGTGATCATGTAACCGCCAAGGATAAAGAGACGCACCATCGCAACCTGATCTGCGACCCGGCTGTGCTGGTGCGCCTTTTCACCAACGGCCTTGGCGAGAATCCGCCACCAGTACCTCATTTTTCCTGATAAGCCTCTGTCGCCAGATGATTTACCAGACGGTTGAGGTACCACTGGGCTTTTCGAGCATCCTCGTAGGGATCCTTCTTTAACCACATCCGACTGATGTACTTGATAACCTGCCATTGAAGGCCACCAACTACAGCATCGGGCGCGGCCTTCACCCAGTCTTCGAGCACATCAATCACTTCAGTTTTCCCAGCCGTGTAATGACTGGGGTGATTGACAGCATCAACAGCCGACAGTTTGAACTCGTTCATCATCCTTTAGAGGCTTGAACTCTTAGGTCTCCCTGATAGCGCCCGGTGACTGAGTAGTCCTTATTCGGCAGGAGCGACATCTTGTGGAACACAATCTGCCCAATCCGCATCCCAGGCCACAGAGCGACTGCATGCATAGCGCGTGCATTTTGCAGCTCCAGCGTCAGCCGCCCCTTGAAACCTGGATCGACATACCCAGCCATCAAGTGCTCGATACCTTCCCGAGCCCGACTGGACTTAAGCGCCAGCTGCCCAGCCACAACATTCGGCACCGAGAAGCACTCGAACGTCTCCGCGAGAACGAACTCATGTGGCTGGAGCATGAACGGTTTTTCCTTCGTATGCCCCGCAATGGAATAGGGGACAAATTCCGGGCTTGTTGGAATTTCAACCAGGAGATTTTCCCCAAGCCTCACATCAAGTGAGGCCGGGTTAATCATTTCCTGATCGAAGGGTTCCACGAGACCTTTCCGCGCCAGGCAGAAGATCTCGTAATCAGGAAGGATCGACATCAGGCCGTAACTTCCTGCTGGAGCTGAACGTGCTTCCAGGTCTTGCCCCACTTGATGCAGTTGATGGTGGTGATGTGAACGCCGTACTCACGGGCAATCTTGGCCACGGACTTGTTACCAGCAGCCAGCTGACGCTTGATCTCCATGACCTTGGCGTCGTTCAGCACCGACACACCCCTCTTGCCGCTGGACTTACGAGTCTTAGTTTGAGACTTCGCAGTGGCTTTGGCGGTAGAGGTAGCGAGCTTGCTATCAAGCACCACGCTGGTGCAGCTTTCCAGGATGGTTTGGACTTTGGCCAGAGCGTGTGCCAATTCCTGGTGCTGAGAATCAGAAAGGATGTGCATGTTCATGGGTAAGAACGCGAGCAGTGTAGTAGAGAAAGGCCCGACTAGGAGTCCAGTTCGAGCTTGATTGCTGCCTGGAAATAACCTGCAACCTTGATGCGCCGGTAGATGTGACCGGCTTCCTCGCTCTGCTTGTTCTCAATGGTGTCGTACTGGGCACGAGCCTCATTGAGGGCAGACAGAGTCTCAATGTTGAGCAGGTTCAGCTCGGAGTCAGCCAGCTCCGAGAGCTTATCGAGGTAAACGGACCTGCCCCCCAACAGGTAGGACCGGAAAAAGGGCAGCGTCGAAATTTCAGTCATGTAAATCCAGTAGTGATCAGCCGAAGTACAGCTTGCGCCGCTCTTCAACCCAAGCATCGTATTCGGCTGGAGTGGCAAAGCGATCCTTGAAGCAGTCCGGCACCGAGGTGCTGGGACGACGCGGCTGGCAACGCAGCTCACGCAGATCATTGTCGTTGTAGCCCCGCGATTGGCGGTAGTAGTCGGCGTACCAGTCAGTCATGCAAAGAAATTGGGGTCTTGGTGTTTTAACCGAGTGAGATCGGTGAGTCTTAGTTTGAGAATCTCGTGGATGGCGAGGTTGGCAAGTCTGCTGGAGCAGATCGTGTCGCTGGTGGCGAACACGTATATCAGATGTCTATACAGCTGGGTCAGAGTGCGAGCCCGGACCCAGTGCGTATCACCTGGAATGGGCTCGGTCCCGTACTCCCAGTCGTCGTAGTCGCTGGAATTACGGAGTTCCCGAGCCTCGCTCCACTCAATCGTCCGGGTGAAGCACTTCCCAGTCGTCGATGCGGTTGTAGAAGAGTCGGGCAAGTTCTGCATCGGTGGCCGGGATCAGATCTTCATCCGAAAGGTAGAAGGTGCCTCGGCACAAGGCAGGTCCGTACTCCGCTGGATCGAGCTGCGTTTGGTGGTGGACAAGCACCATTTCATCAACAACAGCAGTGACGGTGACAAGGCCATCGGTATCCATCGTGAAGTCATAGATGTCCGTGATCATTCGCCTAGCCCCCTGACAGTCTGCTTGGGATTCAGGGACTGCATCCACTCGTCCCAGCTCATCTTGAGGAACTGTTCCAGGTCGTCAAGCTGTTCGAGCTGGTGGATGTCGTAGACGGGGTTGAAACCGTTCTTCTCGTGCTGGACGATCTTGTCCTGGAGGATGCGTCGTGCCCAGCTAACGGCGAAGTACCAGGGGCTGAGCTTGAAGTTGTCTACTGGTGTGTGCGTGTTCATTGTGATACTTGATTGAAGCGGCCAGCGGTTGCTGACCTGTCCCTAGAGTTACACATGACCAGCAGGGTGTCAAGCTGGTCGTGTAACACTCTGCAATGTGGCAGTGGCGGCCTGGAGTCGCTACCTTTGTGCTCCGTCCTTTCTTTGAGGGGAACGGGTAGTCCGCAGTAGCCCGGCTGCGGTGAGGCTGGCACCTCGGGAGGACCAGCCACCGGGCACCTACTCCGGCACACCAAGTGCTGCTGGCTCGTACTGCGTAAGAACGCACACGTCAGCGCCCTGTCGCAGAGCAGTCCCAACGATGTACTGGAACTGCTTCTGGGCGTCGTCCGACTCCTCGATCTGGTACTCCTCGACCTCGTAGGCCAAGCCCTTGCGGTACCAGGAGATCCGCACCACGGCCAGCAGCTCATAAGGGATGTCCCCAACCGTGTACCCCAGGGTGGGCTTCCTGGGACGTTTCGGCTGGGGCGGTTCCGGCTTAGCCACGGGATCTCTCCAAAACAGCCACCCGGCAACCCGGAGCAGCCCTAGGAAAAAGTTAGGCGGGCTGAAGTAGTTCATCAGTCCCAGAAAGCCGAAGCATCGGCCTGGAGCCGCTGAATTTCCTCAGACGAGCGTTCCTCCCTTGGGGATACATCCAAAAGCTGTCCCACCGAACCAGATCCCTTGGTATGGCTGGCTTCTTTGCCGGGACAGCCCAAATCGGTGTCCCGGGGGGTCGTGCCAGTTGAAGGATCGTCAAGGGGGGCCGGGACACCCTCTACCCCCTGTCCCGGGTCACTTTCCAGTCGTACCAATGGATCTACCTTACCGGGACACACATTTAAAGGCTTTTCACGCGAGGAAATTGCTTGGAAGAGAGGAGTAGCTGGAGCGCCATTATTCCCATCCGTCTGACCTGAGACACAAATAAGACCTCGGGAGACCAAGCGCTGGGTCGCCTTCTTGATTCCGGCGACGCTGCCACCGCACAAGGGATCCGCAGCGAGGTCTGAACGGCTCACAGAGCGCGGGTAAGCCGCACGTATGCGCTGGAGCACCCGATCGACCACAGAGGCCGGACTGGCGCTCTCTGTGTCCAGCTCGACGTAGTCCGCCAGCGAGAAGGTCAGATCGTTCTCCAGCTTCATGAGGAGCTTGCTGCCGTCCCGTCCGGCCCTGGACTTCTCGACGGTGATGAGACGAGCGTTGGCGCCGGTCTGCTCCAGTTGCTTCTTATCGGGCCGCTTAAGCCCCCATACCTCGTCCACAGCATCCCGGATAGCGGTGCTGCCCCGGAACCCGCCAGTCTTGTTGGCGTGGTGAATCAACAGAATGGTGCAGGCCGGGAAAGTCCTGCCGTTGTTGTTGGCCAGCCAGTAGATGGGGCTCGCAAACTCTTTCTTGTTTTCGTCGAAGGCCGAGCCCCGGCTGCAGCCAGTGATCGAGTCAATGATCACCAGCTTGGGACGATGCTTCTCGATCAGCTTGGTGAAACGGAAATACCAATTCAGATCCCACCCCATCACCACCGTCACGGGGTCATCAGCGCGAAACTCCAGATCACGCAGCTGCTGCTGAACCTGCACTTCGCTCTGGTCACCGTTAAGGATCAACACAGGACCTTTCTGCACTGGGACGAGATCACCCCGCACCGAGAACGGAATCCCCCGCGCCACATGCTTGGCAATCGTCCAGGCCGACATTGATTTGCCATCACCGCCAGCGCCGTGAATCATCACCGTGCCCGGGCAAGGCAGCAGATCAGGAATCAGGTACTCAAACTTGAGATCTTTTTCCAGCAGTTTGCTCATGGCCATCTCATCGTCTTGCT